CCTGAGTTCGCTTTGTCGAAGGCGGCTTGTCCGGTGACGTTCGCAGTATTGGCTTTATCAAACGCACCGTTCGCATGTTCCCTGGCATACACGTCCGTCGCGCCGGCTTCTATCGCCACATTTGATGCAGAGGTAATATGACCCGTAACATCCACTACAAACACAGGAATATGAGTGGAGTCCCCATACCCTGTGGCACTGACACCAGAATTCACATGACTGAGCATTCCAGTGGTGGGATCATAGAGGATCGGAGTAGTATTAGAGATATTGGCGCGGATTTGCGCTGCCGTGTAGATCGCGGAGTTCGCTTTGTCAAACGCAGCCTGTGCAAGATTGTTGGAGGAGTTTGCTTTATTGAATCCCCCATTGGCGTGAGCGAAGGCAGCATCAGCATTCGTGGTCGCAATGTTGGCTTGATTATATGCGGAAGCAGCGACCGTGTTTGCGGTTGTTGCAAGCGTGAATCCTGAATTCGCTTTGTCAAAGGCAGCTTGCCCTGTCACATTGGCGGTATTGGCTTTGTCAAAGGCTCCATTGGCGTGTTCAAAGGCTGCCTGAGAAATCACATATCCTAATGTGGCTAATGCTTGCGCCGTGTTCGCTTGGAAGGCACCACTTGTTGCAATCGTATTAGCAAGATTCGCTTGATCGTAGGCGGCCTGTGCAAGATTATTTGCAGAATTTGCTTTATTAAATGCTGCCTGACCAGTGACTACCGCATTCCAGGCTGATGTGTTTGCTGCTTGGGCATTGGTGTTGGCTACTTGCGCATTCGTGTTCGCAGTCTGAGCATTCGTGTTCGCAGTCTGAGCATTCGTGGCTGCGTTGGTTGCCGTGGTGTTAGCAATCCACGCATTTGTGTTCGCAGTGTTGGCACTATTGGCTGCTGCCCTGGCATTGTTCGCTGCGGTATTGGCATTGTCAGAGGCAGCTTGTGTGGTAGCAATACTTGCGTTGGCAATACCGGCACTGGTGTTTGCAGCCGTGGCACTTCCCGCAGCCTGTGATGCACTGGCAGCAGCCGCCGCTTCTGCTAATACAGCCACCTCAATGTGATCGTCAAAATACCCCTTGTTTACGGCATCAGACAATCCAACGGGATCAGCAACATTAGCAATTCTCAGATCAGTGGCATCCCAATTTCCATCCCCTCCGAGTGGGAGATAGCCGGTAGATTCATCCAAGACCGTATCAGCAAGTTCCTGAATGGCGTATAACCCCTGGAGTGCCTCTATGTCTAGATCAGATTCTCCAAGATTGGAACCATTCTGATAATCGACCAATGGTTCATCAATAGGAGTGATGCGCCGTATACGCACAAAGGAAGATGTAGATAATGGAGGAGACAATGTTACGATATATGTAGAACTCAAGGTAAAAGATGTGGTTTCAACCTCATTGATATACACATGGATATGTTCTGCTGAGAGATAGGGAAAACTGAAGGAAAAGTTGGATTGATTATTTGCACCAACCAAGTCCACAATGGAATAGAATGCCATAGACTTTTCCTTCAGTTATGCTATTATTATTCTTCTGTCCAAACCACCGTATAGGTGTGAATCTGCCCTGCAACCAATGCGGCTCCACCAAAGTTGACTGCCAATTGCTGTGCGACACCACGAAGGGTGACCGGCTTTGGAAGTCCTGTGAGGGTTGCGATAGGGAGTAATTCAACATCTGTGCGAAACACAATGCCTGCAAAGGTAGCAGGAGTCGCAACGGGGCTTGCGACCTTGACGGTGTTGATTGTGCCGACTGTGGTTCCAAGGGCTGCTGGATTCGCGGTGTAATGTTGGACCACTGCGGTTGCTGTATCCGCAGAATCAAACGGCACATTTGTTGCGGTCACTGGAGTTCCACCTGTATCCGCTGTGCTGCGCTTGATGAGGAAGAGTATCTGTGAACCTGCGGCAGTGTTGACTGTGCCGAGGGTCACTGAGAGCACACGCACGGTCTTGGATGCGCTCCCAATAATCGTCACGATATCGGTAGGTGTGGCAACAGGGGTAAAGGAACCCGATGCCGCGAACGTGGTAAGTTTCTGCGAAGAGACTTCACGACCTGCCGAGTCATACATCGTGACTCTTGCTGCCTTGCTGATAGGATCAATCGTTAACTGATCTGAGGACGCGCCGCTCTTGATGATAGCCATGTAATACTCCCTATGTGATATGAATAATTATTCTTCTGTCCAAACAACGACATAACTGACAACCTGGAAGCCACCATTGAGTAATGCCGCGCCATTGAAGTTGACTGATAACCCCTCTACGTATCCTCTGAGTGTGATGGGTTTGACAAGACCGAAAATCTGAGGCAACATCTCAGTATAGACGTTCGGCACTGACACTCCCAATGTCGTTGGTGGCGTCACTGGAACTGCGACCTTGACGGTGTTGATTGTGCCGACCAATGTTCCTGGTGTGGATGGGCTTGCAGTCCAGTGACCCACATTGGCAGTTGCGGTATCATTGGAGTCGAGTGCCACCTTTGTCTGAGCCACAAACACTCCACCCGCAGCGTTGGAACTGCGCTTGGAGAGTAATTGAATCCATGAAGAAGGGGTGACGTTGGTAGTGGCAATCGCAAGTGACACAACACGAATGGTCTTTCCTGCACTTCCTGTGATGGTAATAACATCATTGGGTGTGGTTCCTGGGGTAAAGGTTCCATTCGCAGAAAACGTGGCAAGGGTCCCTGGAGCCAAGACTCGCACTGCTGAGTCATAGGGAGTCATATACGCAGCCTTGCTGACGGTCCCAATGGTCAGGGTATTGGCAGAAAGTCCAACGTCTCTTATAATTGCCATAGAGTCTCCTTAGCCAACGTGATAGTTGAGTTTATATGGGCCGGCCACGTAACCTTGAAGGGCAGTCACATAGACCGTGAACGCCCCCGTTCCTGGTGCAAAGAACAGGTTGAAGGTGTCCATTTCAAGTTCATCCAAGTCCTTCCCAGTTGGCGCAACATACGCAAGGCAACCAGTAATGATTGATGAAGTGGTCACATTGGCATCCGTGATGACGAAGGTATTGGATTCCACGCCGGTTGTTCCAAAATCAATTTCTGTCTGATAGTTATTCGCACGATTGAATGCTGATGTGAGTGTCAATAATGGGGTGCCGGACCAACTCATGCCTTGATTGGCTGATGCGTTGACAACAATCATCTCCCCTGCTGCACCGACTGCGAGTTTATCATACTTATAGACTCCAGACCCCTGATCGGTGACAACCAATAAGTCGCCTTTGACGAGAGATGTGGAGACGGAATCAATATGTGCGCCTATCGCATGACCATTACCTGATGACGAATAGGAGGCATCAACATAGGCTTTCGTGGCAGCATCCGTGGTGCCTGTGGGGGTGCCGACATTGATAATGCGGTTGTTCCCTGCATCCCAATTTCCACTTGCGTTAGAGATGAAGTATAACCCTCCTACGAGGGCATCGGCTTGCTCTTGAGCCAAATACAACATCTGGAGTGCAACAGAATCCAAATCGGTTTCGTTGAGATTGGAACCATTCTGATAATCAACCAATGGTTCATCAATAGGAGTGACGCGCTGAATACGAATCGTGTGTGATCCAACTAATGCACTATCAAGTTTCACAACAAACGCGGAATTGAATGTGAAGTCTGTGGTGGCAACACCATCGGAATATACAAGGATGTGATCTTCACTGAGATACGGGAACCCAAAGGTAAATAGCGTTTGACCCGTCACACCTGTCTGATCGACCAATGAATAATATGCCATATTCAATCCTTATTTGAGTGTTCTAAAAAGTGGGGGAAATGGGATTATCCTTTGAAATTGAGGAAGCTTGAATCGGGTATCTCTGCCTCAGTCCCACGACGCACATCACGTTTCTGCTGGACATCAATACGAATAGCTTGACGCACATCAGGAAATTCACGTTGCATGGCATTGAAGCCTCGGTGACGATACATATTGATGAGTTCACGAATGATGAGCACACGACTTCCTTCCTTATAGAGGGAATTTCCATCAGACCCGGTCTTATAACGTGACGTGGACATGGCTCGTTCCAGAGCAGCTTCAAGCCCCTGCCCACTCAATTCAATCCATCGATCATAGGCTGATTGTCCATTGGCATTCTTGTAGGCGGTTAAGTCTACGTTCCCCTTCGTGTGATCGGGATTATGGAACTGTGTCTCGGCTGCGCTATGTGCTAAACGAGATAATTCTTCACGAACCACGCTGTTACCAGTTTGTGATACGGTGAATGGATTGAATGCAGAAGTCGGATATCCGACTGTTGGAACGATTTTCGCTCCGAAGATGTCACGCTTGGCTTCAATCGTCTCACTGAACCCAGGAATCTTAGACATGGCTTGATCCAAGATACCACGAAATTCCTTATGTTCAATGTCCGGTTGCAAGGAACCCAACGCAGCAGGAACGAAGGAAGCAATGCGTTGACCGATCCACCGTTCAATCTTATGAGGATCATTACTGGCTATGGCATCAAGCGTATCCACTAATCCCTTGAGATAGGTCTTAGATACCAGATTGTTCATCATTGAAATTGACGCAAGACTTGCTAGCTTATTCTGTTCGTTTTCTGGTAGGTCAGTGGAGGCTTGACTCAGATCGGCAGCGAGTCCAAGGACCGAACCAAATGGATCAAAACGACGATACGAGATGTAGGTCTTGGTGCCATCTTCTGCGGTCAACACAATAGAATAGGGTTGCCATCCATTGAGTCTCTGTTGGGCTGCGACTTGAGGATCAACCGCTGCACGACCTGTAATCTTACCATCATAGGCAAGCATCCCCGCTCCTGCCCACATTGCGCTCCCTAATCCTAATCTACCGAGTGCCTGAGTCTTGAGCACACCACCCGCTAGAATATCCTTCGTGAACTGTGCTTTCGCTTGACCAAGAATCGGTGTATAATCAATCACCTGACGCATGATATTGACGGGCACCCGAACGAACGGAAGAATAAACGAACGAAGGAAAGGTTGTCCTGACGCAAATTCCTCAACGCCTTCAGAGATAGACTTTGCCCCCATCCATGGCCATGTTGCCATCTGGAGGTCCTGGTTGAATGTCGCTCGTGCAGCATAATCCATCGCAGACTTTTGAAGTCCTCTGCCCTCAGCATCAAACGCGCCTTGGAATCGGTTGGCAATATAGCCATCCAACTCCTTGATATTCATGGTTCCCGCTTTGACCAAATCCATGCCTTCTCGTGTGATCTGGACTTTGACATGGGAACGATAGGCGATTTGCTTGAAGAATTCATCTTCTGTGCGGAGCATTTTACCAGGAACTTGCAATAACCGTCCCCACATACCAGCAGGAGTTGTCGTGGCTTTCAATGCCTCAGACGCGATCTCATCAACACTATAATGTCCTCCCAAACCAGGAACGTCTCCCTTCCACATTTGCTTGGCTGCTGCGAATGATTCAAAGAGATGATTACTCAATCCTTTATAGAGAGCAAGCCCATCACGGACATCTCCCCATTCACGACGCATCGTTCCTCCAACAACGAGATTGAGGGGTTGCACTAGGAGATTCGTAGCCGTTGAAACAGGATTGATGATGTGCGTAGAGACACCAGACAAGACCGATGAATACCAATAGGCGTTTGTTTTGTCAAGGACCTTCGCTAAAGCAGTAGGCACTTCAGGAATAGAATCCAATCCTCTTGCGAACTTTGCCATAGCCGAAGGATTATCCCCTAATGCAGTCAAACGTGCAAGAGCCTGATCTTCACCACCTGCATGAGCGATAAACTTCACCAAGGCTTGAGGATCGGTCTTTGTCGCAGATTCTCCCAATACTTGTCCACGAAGATGTGTCAAGGACTCACGAAGCGTAGTCAATGCACCAAAGGCTTCTGTTTTCCCTTCACCGGTTAAGAGGGCTTTTTGTGCTGCCTTGAATACTCCATTGACTTGTGTATCAATGACTGCACGGTTGCTCGCTAATACTTCAGGAACCGAGGCACCTAATGTAGGATGCGCATGATAACCCCCGATCAACGTATCAGTGTCAATTCCAAGGTGTTGAGAGAGGAGGTGGGCATCGGATTGTAAACGAGGAAGAGGACCCACTTCAGGAACAAAAGGAACCACAGCCGCTTTACCAGGAAACAATGCAGATTTCGCACCAGCAAAGGTCTTGAATGCTAATGTTGCCACTCCAGATGTCAACGTATCTTCCAATGCAGCTTTGAATTTTCCTTCTGCAAAGGTATCGGTAGGTTTCGCTGCCAGATATTCAGTGACCGGATTCTGGAGATAGGGATGATCTTGGAGAATATTAGACAGTCGTGCAGCATGAGGATCGGCGACGATTGCGGTTCCTAACGCAGACTTCGCAGCATTGAGTGCGTATCCGCCTTCTGCAAGAGTGAGTCCTGCTTTTGCAGCAAGACCTGCAACCTTCGCTCCTTTGACAATCGCACCACCAGCCATAAAACCAAGACCAAAGCGCGTGAGATCATCTGTCAACTTACCCATCGTTCCGGTTGGTGCTGTGGTGGAATACTTTAACGGTCCCTGAAGAGCTTCTCCTTGCAATGCAGTCGGAAGGACGGCGCGTCCTACTGCTCGGACATCTTCTCTGGCACCAATGACTGCTCCTTCAATACCATGCACGATTCCGTGCATCATATCGGATATGGTGCCTTGTTCCTGGGGTTCTGGAGGAGCGATGGGGGTTTCAACACTTGCAGACGTGGCTATGTTTCCCGCAGGAACGACCGGAACCACTGGTGTCACTGGTTGTGGTCTCGCATATGTGGGTTCTATGAGTTTGGACGCATCCATCTATTCACTCCTTAATTCGGTAGATTCCAAGTTGGCTCACCAACCTGTGCAAAGGGACTCTTCCCTTCCTTGATTCGTTTCGCTGCATGGACTTCTGCCTTGTGGTAGATCGCATCAGTCGGTTTCTCATTTCTTAATAATGTATTGATTTCCTGTCGTGAGAGTGTGGGAACCAGCAAGGGATATAGAATAGGATTACCTTGTTTGTCATTGAGATTTCCTGTTGCGGAGAGTTCAGTTGAGAAACCACCACCCGCTGATGTTGGTCGTGGCAATTCTCCAAAGAAACCAGGTCCCTTAGCAGTCTTATCTTCTCTCAATCCGTAACTGATAACATTCTGTGCTTTCTTAGTCTTTGGAGGAGCAAAGCGATCACGCAATGCACTGACAAATCCATCAGTGGCTTCTGCAAGATCAGCAGGACGTGTCGGATACAGAGGTGCCAATTTATTACGAACGATATCAGTGAGATCACGCTCAGTAATAGGTTTCTCTGTTGTTCCTGGTCTCCAAGTGCGTTCCGCAGCCGAAACAATTGCATTACCATCCTGTTTTGAGAGTAAGGTGCGGATATGTTCAGGCGTCAATTTCTGGTGGGTAAAGAGATTACTCATCGCTTGCTTACGAGTCGCTTGGGCTTCTGGAGTTGGATGTGTTTCTGCGTGGAGTTGAGCCACTTGTTCGGCAGCAAGAGTTGCTTCAGGAGTCGCTCGCTCAATGCGGAGTTTTTCAGCATCGGCAGCAGCGTTATCCGCAGCGTTCTTTGCATCAATATTTTTCTTTTCAACTTTTAGTTTATCTTCAATATCTTTGTTAAGTGTCCCCGCCCATTTCTCTGCGATGGGTTGCATGGCAGCAGTAAATTGACCTTCTGTAGCCTGAGGATTAGATTGCAACCATGCCAACGCTTCTGCATCGTAATTCATCAATGTGCGTTGTGCGTCAAGACCTGCGAGGCTGTCTAACTTATCAATATTTGCAGTCACAAAGTTACGCTGTTCTTGTGCAGAATGTGATCTGAGTATGGGGAACCGTTTTTCGGTCGTCATTGCTGTCAGAGCCTCCCCCTGAAGCGCGAGAGCATCATTATCCGTCATTTGATGATTTCTGACTGCTGATAGAAGTTCTTTACCGGAAGGAATGTCACCCTTGGCAAAACGATCTTTGAATGCAAAAATCGTGGTGGCGCGAGTCGTATCTGCAATAGGAGGATTCATAATTCCCAATTCATGTGAACGGAGATGCCCCTCAAGTATCGCAGCATATCCTGGGTCTTTTGATCCAATTTCAGAAAGAATACTCTGCACTCGCTTATCGGTAGATGGAATCTTTGCAAAGACTAATGCGGTAGCTGAACGACCAAGAATATCTACTTCAGATTTTGTGATGTTAGCTTTGAGATGCTCGGCACGAATAGAATCCTCATAGGTCTGCACTTCTTTTGCATGATTGGCTTGGCGCAATTGCTCTGCTGCCCACTGGTCCGGTCTATCAATACCCTGTGCCACTCGTGCTGCCTTCTCTCTTGCGTAGGATTCTGACGCATGGGTTTGTGCAGTGATGCGGAGACTTGCCGCCTGTGCCTTATCCATGATTCTTGGAATCTGCCCTAATGAGCCACTCCCAGTCTGTATTGAATCAAGAAGCTTCAAGGATGTGACATCTCCAGTATTCTCGGCATAGTTGATAATACTGTCACCTAGAATATCATTGGCTTTTGCAGGATTCAACCCGCGTGATACAAGTCCATTTGGTCCAAATAATTTTTCATTGGTAATCACAGAAATTTCTTCAGGAGTCTTACCGTTGGTATGTGCGTCTTGGAGGGATTGATAGACTTCTTGCCCCGCTTGATCTATCATCTTGGCTTCATTGGAAACGATGCGATCATGCAAGACGTTTCTAGAAAGTGCTAATTCTCCATCAGTTGCCTTCTCACGATAGTATGCTTTTTCGGTATCCAGGTCGGTGTATTCTCGGCGAGGAGAACCATCGGCACCAACTCCACTTGTGAGATACTTCGTGTCCCAGGTAGCACTAAACTCTTTGTTCCATTTGTTCAACTCATGGGGATCGGCTAGCGCGTTGGCACGCACGGCACCATTCTCCGGTGCATAATAGGCTGCTAATCGATCTTCTTCCTTCTTCTTTGCAAAGTATTGAAGATGATTGATTCGCATGGTTTCTTGTGCAGCTTCACTCAATCCAAGGGGAACAATACCCTTCTTGACTGCATCATCATAATTGTAGACACCTGCCTGTTGCATGGCTGCGGCATGAGCCGCGCCTGCCACAGCATCCTTCTCCATTTGAAGCTTCTGTTGTTTTTCTTGATACGCGGTGTATACACCGACACCACCCTTGGGACCAAAAGCCATGAGCGCATCCCCCAATCGCTCCAGATTAGTGTTAGGTGCGGATTCTGGGGGACCTACGAGATTTGGAGTGGCATACACACCACCTACCGGTGATGCAGCAGGGGCGTAATTACCACCTTGAACATTGAGGTCGGGGACTGCAAGTTGTGCCATATCACTCCTTATCCTATACTACTGATAGAACTTGAATCAAAACTTCCTTGCTGTGCGGGTGCAGGCGGTCCAAATGTTTCACCACTTGGGGGTGCCTTTGTCGGTCCTGGGGCGCCGCCTTTGCCCATCTGACCAATACCAGCCGAAGCCGTTCCCATGATCCCACCAAAGATCGGGGTAAAGTAATCCACTGGGGGTGGGGTTCTTGGGATATAACGAGGAACATCCTGAATGCGACGAGTAAATAACAATCCCTGTTGATTGATATTCTCCTGATGTTGTTGATCTACCATACCCTGATTGATTCTCAGTTGCCCGGTCGCTTGATTCTGTTTGAACGCAAAATCATTCGCAATGGCATCCACAACTGGACCAGCAATGCCACGTTCTGCGGCACTCGCTACTGCGGTGGCTTGGTTCCCTGCGATTTGTTGAGCTATTCCTCCTGCTTTTTCACCAACCGCAATACGTTCTTGTGCTTGGAGTGTTTGTTCCAGACGGATATGGGTGAGGTAATCAGTCGTTGCTCGTTTGCGATTTTCTTCAATCACTTGATCTTGAGCAATGCGCTTCTGATTTTCGTTGCCCTTGAAGGCTTGACGATTTTGATTTTGCCCCACAATATTTACTGCCGCACCCGCTGCCATAATACCGGCGGTAATCGAGATTGGTTCACACATACGTCTACTCCTTGATTTTGACAAATTCTAAAAGCCGTTCTCCGTGTAATCCAGCATCAACATGATCTGCAATAAAGGTATACCCGTTGAACTTCAGCCAACGAATATGGACAAGATTGCGACTATCGATGATGTTTCCCGTTATCTGATAGGGTCGCTCTAGGAGTTCTAAATAGCGGGGAACTTCCCGTAAAAACTGAGTCGCCAATGGTTTTCTTACTAAGGCATCTGATCCGAGTAACCATACTCGCCCAAACCCATTTCCCTCATCAACAATCCCAAACATTCCTTCCACTTCCTCAGTATTCCCAATGATAGAACACGAGGGACTGGAGATTTCACCAGACCCCCGCAATACATCAACAATTGGAATTTCGGTGCGTGTCCTGATATCCCTTATGTCGGCATCACGCAGTCGTGGTGCGAGAGCTACTTCGTCCCCCGCTCGGTATTCTCTGACATATCCCACGTTAACGTCCTCCACTTCGCTTGACATAGTTACCTTCCCAATCCAAGGATGATAAGTGGAACGGAAGGAAAGAATCGGTTCTAAAGAGAATTCTTACACGTTCGTTGTTGCTCAAAATACTGAAATTGAAACGACCACCTGGAAGCGTGAGTTGACCCAAGATGTTATTGGTATCTCCTACCAATCGTCCAGTGAATATATAATCAGAGGCATCGCGTCCAACAGGAATAACCCGAACCGTAAATGGTCCTGATTGTGAATAGACCAATGATCCCTTGAGCAACTGAAGTTTGCTGGCTGCGTCAATAATCACACCTCCCGTGACTGATTGCTTTCTCACGTAAATCTTGCTCAACTCCGCTTCACTCAAGAATCGTTCACCGGTCCAGAGCGGTTGACTAATAACATTTCCACGAACCGTGATGGTCGTAGAACCCACATTCGCATTCACAACCGTCAAGGAACGTCCTAGGTCCATATATGGCTCGTTGTTGGCAACACTACGGGTCACGACCAACATGTTATTCGTGGTCAGGGTATAGGGCAGTTCAAGTGTAGACGTGTTGTTGGCTGTATGATAGGTGACGGAGTTCAAATCCGTATCCTGAATGCGTCGGTCAAGGAAGGTGACATAGGTAGCGTCAGGATCAACGCGGTTTGGAACGAGACGCACTTGTTCTAGGAACACCTCACCGTTACGCTGCACTAAGAGATACAAGGTATTTTCAATAAAATCTAGGTTGATGATGGTCGTGTCGAATGTGGAGTATTGCCCCAACGTCCAACGGAACCAGGCTTCTTGGAGTTTTTGCCCCTTGTGAAATTCAGTCTTATAGAGGTAGATACTATCAGGATCACCGGTCGTCAGGAGCGCCGCCACACCCGCCAACACGGATACAGATACCGCACTGGCTCCAGCAGGTATGTAGCTCGGAACGTGGGTGGACACATCTGCTCCCTCATACACATCCGATACGGTCTCTGAAGCCGTCAGTTCACCCATACCTTCATAATCGCCCCTGTGGAACATGTAGAAAATTGAACGTCCCGCATTGACCGGTGCAGCGTCCAATGTGCTCGTATACTCAGATACCACATCTGCACGAACGGTCTTTGGAGTCATCGGGGTATCAGCAGGAATAATGAACTGGGTCAAATCAGAGAACATCATCAGGTTTCTGTTATAGGGAACGGCACGACGAAGAATAGAGACCTTGACATGTGTGGCGCGAGCATCAACTATATCAGTATCTTTTATCTGAATCATGGTGGTGCGGAAGAAGTTGAAGTATTCTGCGGTTTCAGAAAGAATAAAGTTTTCTTCTGAGAGGAACCCCAAACGATTCTTATAAAAGAATAGATCATTGATCGTAGAACCAATAAACGTAGGGTCAGGGCAAGAGATATTCGTGCCGACAAGACGATCTGCCCAGTCAATTTGCCCATACGAGAAGGTGTTATCCGCATTGTGAACCACGGCATAGGGCATGAGAGAGGCATCAATACGATAGGGGATACTACTCTTGAGTGTTTCTCTCCATGTGCAGGGTCCAAACGTCTCCCCTGTTTGATTGACCGTTGCTTCTACATAATATTTTCCCTGATCGGTGGTCAAATCAGCATCAATGGCGATTTTGAAGAGATCAGGTGCCTCAGTAGGAAGTTCTGAGAAGGTTGGTGTGATATCCTTGAATACCTGGATATCGTTCCCACCATGAGGATCAGAGACACGAAGCTTGAAATCTGCAATGGAATTGGAAATATGAATCACAGAGCCGATAAGGGCAAAGGAGTATCCCGCGCCAGCCCATGCTACCAAGTCCTGATAGAGTTGGTTCGCAATGTCAGTGGTTTGGATGGTTGACGCGACGGTATCGGATGTGGTGATATTGCCTCGTTCTGTTCCATCCACATAAATGAGATACCTGGAACCATAATTACCCTGTTTGACAAAGACGAGTCCCTCATAGGGTCGTGTGACAGATAGCGTTGATTCCATTAATGGAATTTTTTCAGTATTGACAAGAAAGGTAAAATCTGCAACGGTCATGGCTCGCATCACTGATCTGGATGGAGAACTGAATGCGGTGCGAAGAGTCACCGAAGAAGAGATCACTCCTGAGACATAATCAGAGACCACTCCCCGCGCATACAAGTTATCACCAATAGAGAGGAGAGCGGTGTTGCCATATGTCTCACTGGTAAATGTATGGGCGTTAGTCCAGGTGGCATTATCCTCGGATAATTGTAACGTCACATTGCCGACAAAGGTGTTTGAGGCGGCAAAGCGTAAGAGGGATTCGCCCGGTGAGGCATTGAGTAATACTGATGCACCGGTAGTATTAGCTGCAAGATGATCGTTGAGCGTCAAGATTTCTTGTGCGATATTCAGATATCGTTGATTTGAATAGGTGACGGTAGAAGAGATACTACCCCCTGCTGACCAGACGATCACAGAGGAACGCATGAGGAGGTTATTCGCTATAGCCACATTCGCAGTCGTGCCATTGGCTCCGGTCGTCGCTAAGGTCGTCCAGCCTACGCCATCCTTTGATCCTTCAAGAATGACCACTGCGGTATTGGTGATCCCTGATACCGTGAAGTCAAGATTAGACTCACCGTGGGCTGCGGAGATCACATAGGTTGCTCCATTTGCGATACCGGCTTGACTATTCAGAATCCTCAAATCTTCATCAATAAAATCAATAGTTTGTGCCACACCTGATAAATCAAATATCTGGATGTTTCCGTTGGTGAGGATCAGTTTGAAGCGATTGTCAACATCACGGTTGATCGTGTGCATAAATGCCATATCAAGGGGAGTCGTTGAGATTTGAGCAAGATGTTCAGTGGGTGGTCTACGAATCAATCCTTCAACCGCAGAGGAATAACAATCCTCCTGAGACTCTAATTGGCTCACGTTTCTTAAGGAATCAGGTTGCTGCGAAATTCCCTGTATCAAATTTGGAATAGAATCCGAGATCAAGCTCATGGGAGTATCCTCTTAGAAGTTGGCGATCTGAGTCTTAAGAATGTTCCTCTTTTTGGTGCATTGATCACCTAAAAAGATATGGTTTGTGGTCTTTTGCGTCGGACTATTGAGGCAACGTCCCACGAATCCCAAATTGTCGCATCCTCGTTCTCTGCGTTCGACCCCTGGAGAACTTGGTAGGCAACTTGTTCGTCCTGCATACTGAATACGTGGTGATCTCCAGAACCTACCGTTTGATCCTGATAGATTCGGGCTGCGCGGGTCATGATATATTGTCGTGCGGGTTGGTTGAGTTCATCCCACGGCAACATGGTGATGAGTGTGCAGCGCGGTGCTACCGTAAATGTATAGGTGTGATTCTGCTTGTCATAGAGTCGTAAGCCACGTTGAACGATGTCAATTTCACCACTTTCAATCGTTAAATCCACATCAAGCGTGTTACCTGGAAGTTCCACTTCACCTGATTGGTTGATGGATAATTCAAAATCATCTTCGGTATTGAAATTCCAACCCACTGATTGAATCTGACGTGAGGTTTGGCGTAGGAGGTCAATGGCGATTTGAATACCCGCTGGAAAATTTCCAACTAACGTGTTCAATGGTGCTTCACCGACTGCTGCCAGCATAGCATTTACTGCTCCGAGTTCTGTCGTCATCCGTTCTTGTGTAGCCATTGGTCCTCTTTCTAAAAAGGAAAAAAAGGGGAGTCTGGTGTTACCCAAACTCCCCTAATCTTTCACTTACTTATGGAGTGATGTCCAAGGAAACTGCGCTTTCTGGGCGTAGAATTCCATGTCCAACTGCCATCTTTGCGACCATGAGCGTTCCCTGGCGGCGAACGTCATACTGAATCTCAGTTGCGAGGTCCAACAACTTGACTGTTCCGACTGCGCTCTTGTGAGTCACAACTCCAACAATATCCGAGAAGTCACCTTCATAGGTGTTGTTCGTGGTTGTGGAATCACAGAGAGGCACGGTGATTGCTGACAAGTTCGTGTGAGGAACATGGTTGCTCTTGACAATCTGGATACCACAGATTTCCATGATCTTTCCAGACTTGTAAGAACCGTTTGCTTCTTGTGCGTTCCAGTCACGATTGACCGCACGATCAGACTGCACCAACATGTGATACAGGTCTGAACGGAAGAAACCGGTGCGGAGACCATCATCAGGCACATCCTTTTCGTCCAATGCGGTAGCCGCATCAAACAATCCAGTTGCCAAGGTGTTTGGGGAATTGTCATAGTCCACGTTGGACAATTCAGTTCCACCGTATCCACCGCTGACCGTTGCTGAGGCGCGAGCCGCAAGCACCATCAACTGAAGCAAGAACTTATCTGAAGCATTCGCCAAGGCGTAGCCCAGTTGGTTCTTGTAGATTGAACGCACATCATAGTGGTTCATCGCTTCATCAATGTTGGCAACAAAGGCATCAGCAAGCAAGAGCGCATCAATGTTGATGATACGTTCGTTATGATTGATCGCCTGACCAACAATTTCAGCACCAGGAGTGTGAAACTGTGCGACTGCCTTCCAAGTAGCAGGGAACTGTGCGCTCTTACCACTAGAAATGGTGCGAACGAGAGAACGCTCCATAGCCACA